TAAATATACTAATAGATGTATATCTTAGGGATTAATAGAACCCGTTAAATTAACCCTAAACATTAAAACAAAATATCCTATAGGGCAGATTGTATCTGTTCTATGTAACTGAGTTGTACTCAAAGGAAATTACCAATGACCGAAAATGTCGAACAAGAAGAAACTAACAATACTACTCCGCCTCCTGCTCCTTCCAATCCTCCTGTGGATGATGTGGACTCGAAAATCCAGGAAGCTCTTAAACCTATTAAGTCCAAACTTGATAATGCTTATAAGGAACGTGACGACGCGTTAAAGAAAGCTGCAGAGTATGAACAAAAAGAAAAAGAAGCTGAATTAAAAAGACTTCAAGAAGAAGGAAAACATAAAGAAGCTTATGAACTTCAGTTAGCGGAAGCCAATGCTAAATTGGAAACGATAACAAAACGTAACATAGAACTTGCTAGGGACTTAGAAGTAAAATCTATTCTTAGTGGGTATACGTTTAGGAGTGATAAAGCTGCAGATATGGCATATATGGATGTGGCATCGCAACTTATACAAAATGAAAATGGAGTATGGGTGCATAAATCAGGAACTGATCTAAGAACCTTTATAAAACAATTTTCTGAAGACGATAATAATTCTTTCTTATTCAAACCAAAAGTTTCGACAGGGGCAGGTCAGACAAGTTCTAGCAGTACTTCTCAAGATACTTCGAATAAATCTTTATTCAACTTATCACAAGATGAAGTACTTAAACGTGCTGCTGAAGGGTCACTTCGCAGGAAATAAATACTTTAAGGAAAATAAAAGATGGGTGCTTCAACTTTAACCCTCCCTACAGGGGTTTCGGGTTTAAATAATAACTATGTATTACAAGAAGCGATTGGTGCTTATAGCGATGAAGCTTACACCACTGCAAAGAAATTATCTGGTACAGGTATCACTTCTTCTAATCCACAAATTGACACTAGCACAGAAACCTTTATCGGTCAAATGCGTTGGTTCAAACCATTAAACCCAACTATCAATGTTGCGTCATTAACTGACTCTACAGATGGTACAAAAACTAACTATGACACTGACTACAGCACATACATTAAAACTGTGCGTACACATGGTGCTGAAAAAGTTAATATGCAACAAATCGTAACACAACAAGACGGTTTAGCTAAAATTGGTCGTGACTTCGGTGAAACCCGTGCTCAAGACGAACACAATGCTATTCTTTCTGTGTTAAAAGGTGTTGCTGTTTCTGAATTATTGAATGGTGCTGCCACAGGTACAGGTGTAACTGGTGTAGGCGGTCAAACATTCACCAATGATCCTGCAGATAAATCTTATGGTTTCTATGTTGATCTTGGTACAAACAAAATTACTACTGCTAATGGTGTTTCACCTGCAGGCGCTACTAACTATGCATACCAAGGCGCGTCACGTGCTGAAGGTTTCTTAAATGCATTTGGTATGGCATTCAAAGACTATGAACCAGATTGGGCATACTTAGTTGTATCTCCTGAAACTTTGGCTTCATTCCGTTCAGCTAACTTTGTTGACGAAACAACTATTGTTGATGGTAACATTAACTTTAACACAATCTTTAACGGTAAATTCCGTTTAATTACTACACGTGCTTCACAATCATTATCATCTGCTGAATTGACTAAAATCAATACAGGTGCTGGTGTTGACGTAGTAGGTACTAAAACTTCTTTCATTGTATTGCCTGGTGCAATCGCTATGGAAAACTTAACTGTACCTGATTCTGTTGAAGTATACCGTGATGCTAACAAATATAAAGGTGGCGGTACAACTTCTATCTGGAATCGTTGGGGTTATGTATTAGCTCCTGCTGGTTACGATTGGAATGGTGCTAAAACTGCATTCCCATCTGATGCTGACTATATGGGTGTTGTTGAAGGCGGTGTTACTAAAGCACTTACTGCAGCATCTGTTATTGGCAGCACAAGAGGTGTGTGGACACGTAAAACACAATCTGCATTATCATTAGGTATCTTGCCTGTATTCCATTCTTAAGGAGTAAGTTATGGCACTAGTTAAAGGCGTTACTTCAAATGCTACTGTAACTGAGGCCAATATTTATTTCGAAAATAGATTAGATGTAGCAGCTTGGACTGATGCCCCTGATGTACAGAAAGAGCAATCATTATGCACTGCTACATTTATGTTGGATGAATTGGATTGGATTGGAGTAGCTACAAGTCCAAATCAGTTACTTGCACATCCTCGTAAAGATGGTGAATACTTTGATCCCAAATTAGGTATACTTGTTCCTTTAATTTCTACTGATGTTGATCAAAGAGTAGTTAAAGCTACTTATGAGTTAGCTTATCATTTATTAAATAATGATGGATTACTCGACAACACTGGTTTAATCAAAGACTTAGAACTTAGTGGCTTAAAGCTTAGCGTCATTAGACCTGCGGATAAAATTCCTATGGTTGTTAAGACACTTATCAAACCGTTACTCCGGAATAGCGGCAAGAGAACATGGTGGAGGGCTAATTAATGTCTTATAATTCATTAATTGGTAATGCACTAAATAAAGCTTTTAATGCAGCTAAAGATCTAGCTATTGAAGCAACTTTCACTAAAACAACCAATTCAGAGTTTGATTTTAGTACTGGTGAAGTTAATGAAACGACTATACCTTCGATAACGACAAAAATAATTATTACAAAGACGTCTAAAACTCCAGAAGCAAAAACGATGACTATTATGTTTAAAACAAAAGAAGTCGGACCGTTTTCAATGACTGACCATGTTTATATAGATGGTGATAAGTGGCATTTTGGAAATATGATTACATCTAATAACCATATTTCTGTTGTCGAATTATTTCATGAGGTATAATTATGGGTAAGTACGAAATATTAGAGAGAGACGTTTATTCAGTTTTTAATTCTACTGAGTGGAAAGCTGAAAACATAAAAACATTCCCGACAAATTTTGTAGTTATGAATACTACTAATGATGAATTTATTCGCGTATCAGTGATACCTAGTGGAAAACCTATAGATAGATATTCATTAGCAGGTATTCTAATAATTGATATATTTACTGCTGCAGGCTCTGGCACAAGACGTGCTATGATTATCGCAGATACTTTAGATAAATATCTTCTAGATAAATCTAAAACAACAAGTACAGGTAAAGTAACACAATTCGGTATTAGCAGTTTGGTTCATAATGGGCCTGACAAAGCATTGCCTGTGATACATAAGAGTACTTATACAATTGATTTCAACTTCTACGGAAGTCCTACTTAAATTTAAAGGAATTAAAATGGCACATATTGATACACTTGGCGCAGCTCGTTTCACTGACTTATCTGTCAGCTTAACATCACTTGGCGCTAAAACTTCTGATGTAGAAAACACTTTTGCAGCCTTTACAAGCGCTTCTACCGTAACATCTTATTTTGATGCTGCAGCTACAGGCGATGCTAACGAATTTATGCGTATTACGCACATTAAAGAATTCCCTGCAATTGGTCTTCCTGCTAACGTTGTTAAAGTTCCTGAATACGGTTCTAAAACATCTAAACAAATTCAAGGTCAAGCTGATTCTCCAACAATGGAAATCACACTTAACTATATCCCAGACTTATGGGCAGACAGCTATTTAGGTGGTACTGCTAGTGTTACCAACCCAACTGCAACTGCACCTAAAATTGGTGATGGTATTTTAAGATTGTTCAGATTCACTTTAATGGATGCTGAGCCTTCAAACCACAAAGCTGTTGCAAACGGTATTGGTTCTGTTAAAAACTCTTCTTATTACTTCTTAGGTAAATTTGAAGCATTAGAAGTAACACCAAGCTTGACAGATGCAATGACTGCAAAATTAACAATTACTGTTCAATCAGATATTAAAGGTGCTTGGACCGTAGGGCCTTAAGCATTATTTAAGGAGGGTATTTCGGTACCCTCCACTTTTCTATTAGGAACCTATATGGCTCAAGATAAACCATTCAGCTTAGAGTATGTCGTTGGCATCACTGTCAAACACATGCTTAAAAGTATTGATATTAGTATTAATAAAACATTCGAAAGAACGAAAGATGATTCGCTAACTCCAGATAAGAAAACTGAAGCTTTCGAAACACTCTCAATTTTACATCAAATGCGAGCACAACTAGATGAACGCAAAATTAATCAAGGTAAGTAACATGTCAGAAGCAAAAGGTATTAAAGCACTTGTTGGTCAACGTATGACTAAAACAGTTAAATTCTTAGGCAGTGATGTTAAGATTTCTAAACTATCTGTTTCAGAAGTTTTAGATATTCAAAACAAAGCCAAAGACGCTGAGAAAGATGAAAATGCAGGTTTAGAATTACTCAAATCAGTTGTTCGTTCAGCTGTCGATGGTGGTGCTGATCTTGATGATTCAGATTTCGATAGTTTCCCTATGGATGAATTATCAAAACTCTCTAATGAAATTATGAAATATTCAGGTCTAGGCCAAGGTCAAGACGCGGGAAAGTCATCTTAAGTGCAGAAGAGTTACCGATATTTGAATTAGCTTTTCATCTCAAAATGCCAGTGTATCAAATCTATGAAGAAATGACTTATGAGGAGATGCTAGGTTGGTTTAGTTATTTAGAACAAAGACCAATAGAGTGGCGAGCAGATGATAGAGCAGCTAAATTAATTCAAGTGCAAGGTGTTAAAGAAAAACCTTGGCAACTTTTTACTTCATTAGATGCTATTTACAATCCAAAATCTAATAAGAAAGACGGTGACTTTGATGCTAATAGCTTTAAACGTTCTGGATTCTTTCAAAAACTTGCAAGCGCCTCTGGTGGCGAAAATTTATTTGGAGGATAATTTGTCTGTAAAAATAAATATGAATTTCAAAAAAGAGTTAGTAAAGAAATTCGAAAACAACAAAGAAGCGGAGTTACATAAACTAATTGATGCTTTGAAAGATGCTACACCTGTAGATACAGGTAATGCCAGAGACGGATGGAAGATAGAAGACGGACGTATAGTTAATCATGTAGAATATATTGATGAACTAAATGCAGGTTCTAGCACACAAGCGCCATCTCATTTTATTGAGAGAACTTTGTTGTCCTTCTCAGAAGTAGACGCAAATGGTGTCATTGTAACATCAGCTAATTAAGACAACACACCCCTGAAGAATCTAATGATTCCTAAGGGGTTTTTTATAAGGAGTATAAAAGATGTCAGGCATTGTAATTGATGTCGAAGCAAGGGTCGACAAGGCCCAAAGAGATTTAGAGCATTTAAATAATTCTGTAAGCAGTATTAGTAAAAGTGTATCAAGTGTAACTTCAGGATTTTCTAAGTTAGCAGGTGCTTTATCAGTAGGTGGAACAATTGTTGCATTAACACAAATTGATTCTACTTTTACATCTATTGAAAATAATATAAGATTAGTCACAGGAGCTACTAAAGAGTTTGGTGCCGCATATATTGAAGTACAGAAAATTGCCAATGAGACACGTTCTACTTTTGAAAGTACTGCTCAGATTTTTGCTAAACTGGGTATTGCAAGTTCATCATTAAATGCTTCATCTGAATCAATTTCAAAAGCCGCTAAGTCATTGCAAATGGCCGGTATGGTTGCAGGAGGTTCTACTGAAGGATTTAAAGCTGCAATGATGCAATTGGGGCAAGCACTAGGTTCAGGTGTTTTACGCGGTGAAGAATTTAATTCTATAATGGAACAAGCTTTACCTGTTGCGCAAATGATTGCTGACTCTTTAAATATTTCAGTAGGCGCATTACGTGAAATGGCTAACCAAGGCCGCATAACTTCAGAAGTAGTGTTTAATGCTTTACTCACACAATCTACAGCAATTGAGAAAAAATTTAAATTAACTGGAGCAACTTTAGGCAGCGGGATTGATAAAGCAAGAGAATCTTTCTCAATATTATTTAATGAAATTTCAAAAAGTTTTGGTATATCTTCAGGACTGGGAAATCTATTCTTTAAAGCCGGTCAAAGCGCATCAGCCTTAGCTGATGATATTAAATTAATGTCATTAAATATGAATATATTTTGGAGAGAATGGTCTCCAAGATTATCTAATGCTTTTTATCCATTTATATTTGCTTTTAATAAAGCAATGGCCCTAGTAAAGACTATTTTAGCTGCGTCAGGTATTGAAAAATTTTTAATTAATATGTGGCATGAAATGGAATATGCTGCTGTTAATGTAATTAGAAGAGTTTTTACTAATTTAGAAAATACTGGTAAACTATTAAAAGCATTTGACAAGGGTAATTTATTTACAGGAACTATTGATTCACTAAAACTATTACCTAAAGTATTCGGAAGTATGTTAAATATGACAATTTCGGAATATGAAGACTGGGGAAATACTTTTATCAAGAAATCCAAAACTAAATTTTATGTAATGGGGCAGACATTTGCAAGTGGCGGCCAATACTTAATGGGAATGCTAGGCAATGCAATCGCTAGCTATGGATTAAACCTTAGTGGATTAATTCCCGGTTTTACATCTTTAAGAGATTTAATTGTAGATAGAACATTAAAACCTATAATAAAGATGTTTAAAACATTAGGTAATAATTTAGTATTCTCTGAATTTGATTTTATAACAAAACCACTTACGCTGCTTGGCACAGCATTACGTAAGCTACTAGGAGAAGACTTAGTAGAAATGGTAGTAGCTGTTTCCGAAAAGTTTGATACGTTTAATACTATTCTTGCAAAGATAGTTGCAGCTATATTTCCTCCATTGCGTGGATTATGGGCATTAATAGAGTTAATAGGTGATACTGGCAGCGTTATTAATATTTCATTAAATGCCAATTTATTTAATGCTAGTTACAATTTTGTTTCATCTAGACTAAAATTATTATATAGAACTATTAAAGATTTTACAACAAATACTGATTTGTTTAAAACATATGGCGAAAAAGTAACTTCAAAATTAAAAGAAAGTTTTAAAACGGATGGAATAAGCATATGGTATAAAAGTATTTTCGATGGTCTTAAGACTCAAATTGTCAGAGATTTAAAAGCTTTAAATACAGAGATAGAAAATATTTCCGGCAAATTAGGTTTTAAAATAAATATTTCTGCTTCATTAAAATCTGCTGCAGCTACTATACGTAATTTTTCCGAAACAGTAATAGGCTACTTCAGGCTGATATGGGATAAAGTTGTTGGTCACTCATATTGGACAGATACAATTTCAGAGATTAATAGTTCGTCAGAAAAAC